TGTATTATTTAGAGTTTGGAAAAAATTCTCCTAAAACTCAAATAGTAGAACCCCTATCTTTAAAAGTTTTAGATATAGATGTTAAGCAAGGAGATGTAATTATATTTCCCAGTATGTTTATACACAGAGCCCCACCTTCTAAAACTAAAAAAAGAAAAACAATTATTTCGTTTAACTTTAATGCAGATTATGTAGAGGATAACTTTTTAAAAATACTAAAAGAACATGCAAGTAATAGATAATTTTCTCCCTAAAGATGAATTTAAAAAAATTCAAGAACTTTTTATGTCAGCAAATTTTCCTTATTACTTTAATAACAGTGTTGCAGATGAGTATGATAAAGACTTTTATTTTACCCATACTCTTTATGATAAGAACGTAGTTAATAGTGATTTTTTTAAAAAGGTAGATCCTTTATTAACCAAATTAAATACTATGTTTTTAAGAAGGGTAAAAGTAAATTGCTATACTAAAACTGAAAAGCTAATAAAACATAAAGCACATCGAGATTTGCCTCCAGCTTTATCCCATAAAGGAGCAATACTTTCTTTGAACACTTGTAATGGAGGAACTTACATAGGTAAAAAGTTTATAAAATCAGTGGAAAATCGTATTTTATTATTTGATCCTTCCGTCCTTCATTCAAGTACTAACTGCACAGATCAACAAGCTAGGTTTAATATCAATATAAACTGGAAGTAAAAAAGGGTGTATTTTTAATATTTCTATTATATAAAGGTATATTATGCTACAAAAATTAGGATTTTTACCCGGATTCAACAAACAAGTCACTGAAACTGGAGCCGAAGGGCAATGGTTTGACGGGGATTATGTAAGATTTAGGTATGGTACTCCCGAAAAAATAGGTGGCTGGCAGCAACTTGGTAATAATAAATTAACGGGAGCCGGACGTGCACTTCATCATTGGGACAATAACGCAGGTATTAAATACGCTGCAATAGGCACTAATAGAATTTTATATGTTTATTCTGGGGGAGCATATTATGACATTCACCCCATTAGAACAACTTTAACAGGCGCTAAGTTTTCAAGTACCTCTTCATCAACAAGTGTTACAGTAACATGTACTGGAGTACATAATTTAACAGAAGATGACATTGTAATGTTTGATTCTGTTAGTGGGGTACCGGCTGGATCAACTTATAGTAATGCTACTTTTGAAGATGAGAAGTTTATGGTCACTTCTATTCCTTCGACAACTACATTTAAAATTACGATGGCGACTCAGGAAACAGGGACACCTTTAACTACAAGTGATGGTAACAGTACTTCAGTATTATGTTATTATACTGTAGGACCTTCTCAACAATTAGGTGGTTATGGTTTTGGTACAGCATTGTGGGGTGGTACAGCTTTAGGACCAGCAACTACAACACTAGCTTCTACTATTAATGATGCTGTAACCGACATTCCTTTAACTAGTTCAGCTGCTTTTCCTTCGTCAGGAGAAATAAGAATTGGATCAGAAGATATAAGTTTTACAGCTAATGATACGACAACTAATATCTTAAGTGGGGGAGCTAGAGAAGTTAATGGTACAACTAAAGCAGCCCATAGTGGTGGAGTAACTGTAACCAATATCTCTGATTATGTTGCCTGGGGCGAAGCATCTTCTGCTGACTTTACAATTGATCCTGGAATGTGGATTCTTGATAACTATGGAACAAAATTAATTGCACTTATTTATAATGGTAAATGTTTTGAATGGGATGCGTCTCCTTCAAATGCAACAAGTATCAGGGCAACTGTGTTGGCAAATGCACCTACTGCATCGCGTCATGTATTAGTTTCTACACCCGATAGACACTTAGTATTTTTTGGAACAGAAACAACAATTGGAGATTCAACTAAACAAGATGATATGTATATTAGATTCTCTTCTCAAGAGAGTATTGATCAAACAGATTCATACACAGTTAAAGCAAATAATACCGCAGGCACACAAAGACTTTCTGATGGCTCTAAAATTATGGGAGCTATTAAAGGTAGGGATGCAATCTATGTATGGACCGATACTGCTTTATTTCTAATGAAGTTTGTAGGTCAACCCTTTACCTTCTCATTTGAACAAGTGGGGACTAACTGTGGATTATTAGGAAAGAATGCATCTATAGAGGTTGATGGTACAGCTTACTGGATGTCTGAAAATGGATTCTTTGCATACGATGGTCAGTTAAAATCATTACCATGTTTGGTAGAAGATTATGTTTATTCTACCGATTCTGGACTTGGCATAAATACTACATCTAGAGACTTAGTAAATTGTGGATTAAATAATTTGTTTGGTGAAGTTAGCTGGTTTTATTGTAAATCCGGGTCAGATGTAGTGGATAGAGTAGTGACTTATAACTATCTAGACTCTACTATTAAAAGACCTATATGGACAATAGGAACACTTCCACGAGCTGCATGGAGAGACTCTTCTGTTTTTGAAAAACCCCATGCTACGTATTATGATCCTTCAGATGATGCATCGTCAGATGTCACTGGTAATACTGATGGAATTACGATATATTATGAACAGGAAACAGGGACCGATCAAATTGATGGAGAGGGAACTGTGACCGCTATACTCGGAACTATTACATCCGGTGATTTTGATATTACTCAGAAAAAAAGTACCACAGGAACTAGTGTAGGAATGCCTGACTTACGAGGAGATGGAGAATTTATAATGAGAATAAGTAGATTTATACCAGATTTTATTTCACAAACAGGTAATACCCAAGTAAGTTTTATTACTAAAAATTATCCAAATAGTTCAGGGACTACTACAAATTTTAGTATTGATTCCACTACAACTAAAAAAGATACAAGATTAAGAGCACGATCAATTGCACTAAAAATTGCCAACACCACTTCGTCTGAAGATTGGAAACTAGGAACTTTTAGATTGGATATACATCCAGGAGGAAGAAGGTAATGGCTACATTTTATACTGGAGTTGATCAACAAAGATATGATGAAGGCGAAAAATTTTTGCCTCAAAATCGATTTCTTTTAGACTATACAGCACCTAAGACGGATGTAGAAGAAGAAGTAACAACATCATATGGAATACCTAATACTAATGCATTTATTAATAGCGGCACTGGAAGTACAAATTTTTCTACAGACCAACTACTTAAGAATTATGAAATAGATACAAGAAATCAATATTTTGGTAGTCAACCAACACCATTAGTAAATGATTTATATCAAAGTAAACTTGATAAAACTTTTATGGGTTTTCCAAGTTATAGACAACAAGAATTAACTGGCCCAGATATGGGTGAGTATATTGGATCTGGTACAGATATTCCTTTAGAATTTACTACCGCAGGTAAAATACAGTCTGGATTAGAAAAAACAAAAGATGCTGCTAGTGGTATAATGAGTAATATAAAAGGTTTTGGTCCTATAAGTTTTGCACTTGGGGCTATGGACAAGTTTGGTACACTACCGACAGCCGATCAAGAATTTATTAAAATGAATATGGGTTACACTGGTCCAACAGTATTTGGTGAAAACGCGTCAGGATTATCTAAAGATGTATATGGAATAAATACAAGATCTATGTTTGGGAATTATGCAGAATATGTAGGGAAAGCAGCTAGATCAGATTTAACCGACGAAGAGTATGATGCCTTATCACCTAAACAAAAACAAAAAGTTGATTTTTATAGAGCTCAGGACCAACGATATAAACAAACACAAAAACAAGTTTTAGATGATCAAATGAAAAAAGACAAATTTTATGGGGCTCAAGGTAAATCAGATCCGGGAGATAGATCAAGAACGGGCGCGATTGGAAGAAGACCCGGATCAGGAGGGACTGTAGATAAAGTAGAATCTGGAGGAGTAGCTGCTGGACAAAATGTAGATAACACTGGTCAAGCCTACGATTCTGGTGGTCGAGAAGGTTTTGGATATGGTCTTAAAAAAGGAGGACTAGTAAGTATTTTATAATGGCAAAGATCGTACAATCATTAACAAGAGCTGAAGAAGAATATAGCAGAGCTAATCTACAATCATTGGTCAGGGACCTTGATGGTGTAATTACAAAATTAAACTCTTCATTTCAGGATGAAGTTAAACAAGAGATAGAAGCTAAAAGTTTCTTTTTAGAATAATGGCAGTAGTAAACGAATATAGATTTTATGGAAAAACAGTAACGGCAGCTGAAAGTAATAATCTTTTAGAGCCAGGAGAGAATGAAACTATCATTGTTAAATCTCTACATGTTACTAATAA